TTGCTGCCCGTGATGCAGTTTTAGGAACAGGAGACACCAATGTCTGATATTACTGACGCTGTAAAAAATAGTACGGGAATTATTAGCAGCATGGTTGATACCGCTAATCAGTTTGCTGATTCACAAGGCGGATATGAAAATCTTGCAAAAAAGGCTGTAGGGTCTTATGTAGATGCCCATGGTGGAGCATTAGGTACTGCAGAGCATGTTGCCCATAATGTTGTTAATGAAGCTGCTAATACTCTTTGGGGCGCTAAGGATTGGGGAAATGCTTACCGCGAGGCTAAGTCTGGTGACTGGTGGGGCGCTCTTAAGTCTGCTGCTTGGGGAGCCGCTTCTCTTGGCGCTACAGCATCTCTAGTTATTCCTGGCGTTGGTGAAGCAGTTAAAGGCGCAGACCTTGCTGCAGAAGCCGCTCGTGCTGGTGGAGAAGCAGTGGCTGAAGCTACTGCTAAAGATGCCGCTGAGGCTGGAGCAAAAGATGTGGCTGAATCTGGGGTTGTAGACGAAGGAACTTCTGGAGTCAAAAAAGCTCGTAAAACTGAACGAAACGTACATAGAGCTCGTGAAGTTGCTGATGTTGCTGGTCGTATTGGTAACTTCTTGTCAGGAACAGGAAAGGCTGAAGTACAGCCACAGGGATTGCAGCAACCTAGGATTTACTAATGTTTAGTCCAGAAAAGTTTAATCCTGTAAATGCGGCAACGCCTACACCTTCTCCTTCTGTATCCCCATCTGATGTTACAGTTAACCGCGTAAAAAAACCAAAAGATAGTGGTCGTGAAACTTTAGAGGACCAAGAAAATAAAGCCGCGCATTTTTATGAGGGTTTAATTAGTAGCCATGTTCCTTACCAAAGAGGCAGTGAATACCACGGATATGAGGTCTATAGGCATTGTCTAGGGCTTATTACTCAATCTTACCGAGCAGCTGGGTTAGATATTCCAAAACCTAATAGTGCTAAGGATATGCTTGCGTTAGCACAAAAACATGGCTGGCTACAAACTAAAGGTGTTCCTGGTCGTGGGGATTTAGTCTTTTACGCTGGAGACCCAACTTTTGGTCACGTTGGGATGGGCTTAGGTAATGGCAAAGTAGGCAGTAGCGGCGGCGGAACTTTCCGTGCATATGATTATAATAACATGTGGGGCTCTGGTAATAAGGGCGAGGGTCAACTTCTTGGCTTTATGGACCCTAATGGTATGAAAGTTGACCCCAAAGACTTAAACGCTACCACCACTTCTCCTAATACTGACCGCGTAAAAAACGATGCACAGGTTGCAAGAAGCTCTGAAAGAACGGATACGCAGCCACTTAGCATTACCCGTCCAACAACTGCAAGCTTGAGCTCACAATTTTCTGGGTTGGCGTCTGAGTTTGCTGGTGCTGTTAGTAATTTTTTTGGAGGGTCTCCCGCTCCCGCAAGCAGTAGCCCTGCTGCAGGGGCGCCTCAAACGGCAACTTCAGTTGCTCCTACGGCAAGTGATAACCAGCCATCGTCTAGTGGGCCAATTTCAAGCTCTTCCCCGATAGAGCCGACTACATTAGCTCAAGCTAGCTCGGGAAGCCAATCTCCACTAGAACAACCAGTTGGGAAGTTATAATGTCTGAAGTTAAAAAGTTTGGTCCCTACAAAGGCTCAGAGGCTAATGGTGGTCGTCCTATTTACGTCTACAAGAAAAAAGTAAACGGTAAATGGGTTACTACGTCTAAGAATAAGGCTCGTGCAGACTATGAGTCAAAGCACGGAAAATTGTCTAAAAATACCGATGTTGACCACAAAGATAATAACCACAGTAATGATTCATCTAAAAACTTGCGCCCTTTAGCACACGGCAAAAACACCGCTAAAGAAAATAAGCGCCGTGCAGGCAAGAAAGAAAATGAAAAGTAATGGGCCTTATTAGAAAAGCAAGGGCTATCAAAGCAGGTGCTACAACCCGCGAGGGTCGTTTAGGGATTGCCGCAGGGGCAGTTACTGCTGTTGTGGGTCACGCAGTCCCAGGTCTTGGGCTTGCTGCGCCTGTTGTAGCAAACAAAGTAGCTGGATGGGCTAAAGATAACTCGGATACTATTGATGCCGTTGAAAATAAAATTGGTGAAGGCGTATCTGCAGTTAAGGGTAGGTTATCGCATTTTATGGAAGGCCGTGGAGAACAGCAGCCTGCGGATTCAGAAAACCCATCTAACGGCTAGATGAAAGACCTCTGGAAGTGCGACTGGTGCGGAAAGCATTATGTTGTTCCTAGTTTAGCCAGAGACTGTGAAGATAAGCATTTAGAATTAGAGTACAGCTAAGGAGTCCTGTATGTCAATGATGTTCCCTGGTGTTGTGGGCATGACCAACACAAACCAACAGCAAGGCCAAAATTTTAATGTGGCTATGCAAGCCGCTCGTTTTATGCGCCGTAGCGGACGCAGAGGTTCTAGTAGCGGGCTAACTGCTCAGCAGCAAGCAGACTTGATGACTCATGGTTCTCAGCTTAAACTGAATGAAATGACCCATGGCTCTAACTTATCTCGTGAAGAAAACACACATAAATCACAAATTAACCTTAACGAAATGACTCATGGTTCTAATCTAGCTCGTGAAGAAGTTACTCATAAAGCAGACACCGCTAATGAGGAATACATTCGCGCTCACGGACAAGCAGAAGACCCACAGACTGGTCTTGTTCCTGGGGGGCATGTGGGAGCATTCCGTAAGGCAAGTATTACAGTTGATAGAAATGGTGTACCTAACGGTAACACTTCGTTTGCGTTTAAGCCTACTGCAGGCGGCGGGCTTTCTGGTGGCGGCTTTAGCGCTGGAACTATGAATGTAAATCAAGGTGCGGCTCCACAAGGAGGAGGACCTGCTGGGGGTAGGGGTCCACAGCAACCTGCCCATAACCCAGATGATGACATTATTGATGCCGAAATCATTGAAGAGGATGCGCCAGGTAATCTTCCTGCACTTACACGAGGACCTCTTGCTCTTCCTGCGGGACAGCCTCAATCAGCGGCACGACCAAGGCCTGCTGGTCCTTTGGCTCTGCCAGTCGGCTCAACTCCACCAGGACCGTTAAATGAGAAGGGTTATCTGCAGGGCAAAACGCGAGGAAAGGCTCGTAAAGTTTTAGGCACTGTTACTAAGTCAATTCTTCCTTTAGCGGAATCCGCGGGAGAAGCTCTGCTTTAAGTGGCTAAAAAGAAAAAACATTCTGCGCTTAACCCTAGAACTACTGTTCAAGAGTCTGCTATGGAACAAATGAATGCAGTCAGGGCCCAAGCTAACCCACGAGATTTTGAGGACGCGCTAAGAAAGACAGGCAGTGGCCTATTAGTTCGTGGAGTACCTACTAACGCCTTACAGCAAAACAGGTGGAATAAATGAGACTACAAAATTTTAATAGTGGTGTTGGGGCAACGGGCAGTAGCCCTACTACCCCTAATCCAAATACTAATACCACTAACCAAATGCCATCTAACTTTAATCAGATGGCTCAAAATAACACGCCTAAACCAGCGTCTAACTCTCAGCCAAATTTCTTTTCTAAGGCTTGGGGAGGCCTTGTAAATGTTGTTGGAGACACGGCAAAAGATTATTATAATGCGGGAGCTTCTGCAATAAACGCCATTGGCGGAGCGGCCCAATCTGCGGGACGAGGTATTGTAAACGGTTTTACGGGCCAATATGGAGTAACAGACACTAGCGATAAAGTCCAAAATATTCTTCCAAAACTTGAAGGCAACTTATCTAGTTATGTTCCAGGAACAGCGGATAGGGGACAACACCCTTTTTCTTTTTCAGATGAAAAAGATACAACACAGCCTGCTCAAATGTCGGACGCTAAAACTGAAGCTATTAAAACTGGGGTTAATTTAGTTGTTGGCAAAGGTATAGACAAAGTTGGAGAGTTAGCTATAGAAAAAGGTACTGGATATCTTGAGTCTAAACTTGCAACTAGACTTGGGGAAGGTTCGTTACAACCAATAGTTACAAGTGTGCCTTTTAAAGGAACTAAAACAGCAGGTATTGAGTTATTTAAGCACAGGGTTGGAACTCAATTTGACCCACTTTATACCGCACTTGGTGGTATTGGGCAGTGAGTAGGTCAAAAAATTTTAAAGAGGCAGTAGCCCCTGTAATGATAGTTAACGATTCACGATTTGGTCTAAGGCAGTTGCCAAAAAATAATGAGTCACCATCTGTATTTTCATACAGTAGCCCTGGGCGCGGGGCAAGCGGAGAACACCAAAACTAATTAGTTTAGGCAGTTGCTTAAACTAATTTTAGATACACTGATAAAGCCAGAAGATACGAGAGGCATCTCCTTCTGCAAATAACTAGTTATTCAACGCCTAAGGAAGGACAAAACTCTTATGGCAACAAAAGAAACCTCGGGGTACAGTTACGACAGTGCTACTGTCAATAACCTGCCAGTAACCGACCCGACACACAAGTTCACTGGTGTGACTGGTGCTACTGATAGTGCAACCCCGTCTACACTTACTTACACAACTGCTACCAAGCACAACTTTGTTGTTGGTCAGTCAGTCATTATCTACGGCTTCTCTAACAACAGCTACAACTTCAATCCAGATTCAGCTAACGGCTCTTTGGGCGCTGGTCGTCCAGCAGTTGTTACTTCTGTAGGTAGTTCAACCACATTTAGCGTTCTAGCTACTGGCCAAGTAACCACAACTGGTACAGGCGGAACTGTTATCAATGACTCCCTTGTTTCTAACTCAGGTTGGGATAGCACGTGGTTGCCGACTGCTGCTAACGCTACAACTGCTGCTAACTACCAGGTAGCACTTGAATGGGCAGATTCTTTGCCGATTCAGCCAAATGATGGCCGCGCAACTGCTGCTGGCGCATCAGATAAAACCACTGCTTCTATTAGCAATGCAGTAGCCAATGGCTCAACTATCTCTTTCACTACTAACGCTTCTCACGGTTTAGCTGCTGGTCAGTGGATTTCTATTGATGGTATTGTTCCTGCACAGTTTAACTTTAATTTAGTTCAAGTTGCTTCACAGGACGGTTCAACTGGGTTTACTGTTGTAAGTACTGCTACAGGTACGTTTGATTCAACTAACTCTTTTGGTCAAATTGCTCCAGTTACAACAGCTGGCGGACCTTCTCAGGCTGTACTTAGCACAACTGCTAGCGCAACTGTTGGTCCAATCACTGTACCTAGCATTACTGCTGCAGGTAACGGAACTGTATTTACTTACACATCTGCTGCTAACCACGGTTTGTATAGTGGTCAGACAGTAGCCATCAGTGGCATGACCCCAATTGCTTACAACGTAACTGGTGTTATTACAACAACTGCAGCTACAACATTCACGATTGCTAACACGACAGCTAACCCTGGTACAACAACCAAGGCTGGTTGGGCTTCGGTACAGGATAATACCTACAAAACAGTTTCTGCTCACGGCTTAATTGCAGGTCAGACTATTACTGTAGATAATGCTACAAAGTCTGACGGCACTCTCCTTCCTGAATTCAATGTTTACGGAGGAACCGTAACGGCCACAGCGTCTACAACTCAGTTTAGCGCTGCTGCTACAAAGTACGGCGTTAGCGCTGCAACCACAGCTCCAATTGTTGTATCTGGTACATCCCTAACCTATGTTCTTCAGAATGGTCACAACGTAACAACAAGTGATTATGTAAGTGTTTACGGATTTATTGGCGGTGCAAACCTTAACACTGTAGGCGACCTTCAGGTTACTGCTACAACGTCTAACAGCGTTACAGTTAGCACTCCAGCGGCTGTTGCAGCAGCTGGTATCACGGCAATTTCTGCTGGTGGTGGCACAAGAATTTCTTACACTGCTGCTAACAGTTTCAAGCCAGGTCAGGTTGTAACAATTGCTGGTCTAGCTAACGGCTCTGCTACAAGCTTTAACGTAAACAGCGTAGTTATGACTGCTACATCTTCTGCATTCACAGTATCAAACGGTAACCTAACGGCTACTACAAGCTTGACGCTAACAGGTGGAACGGCTACTGTTGCCGCTACTACTGCAGCGGTTGCTATTGCAGGTGTTACTGCGGTTGCGACTTCAGGTCAGACCATCACGCTTACTGTTCCAAACGTGTTTACCGTTGGTGAAACTGTAACAATTGCTGGTCTTACTGGTGGTACTAACTACAATACCTCAGGTACAGTTACTGCCGCTGACCCGTCAGCAATCACTGTTACTTACGCATCTAGCGTGAGCCTTGGTTCAACTACTCCAGCCTTGACATCTGCAGCTAACGCTGTCACGATTACAAACAAGGCTATCACGGTAGCTGCAGCTGGCGTAACTGCTGATTCAAGCAAGTTTGGTTACTTGGTTAAGAAGGGCACTACCTGGTCTGCTGGTTCAACAGCAAACGTTGGTAATCAGGATTACGCATGGGGACAGTCCTACACAGTTCCTACAGTTGCACTGAATCCAAATGCCGACAACTCAGTAATTGTTACTGCCGCAAAGCAGAGCTACCCAGCGTACATTCCTACCTACACCATCCCAGATGTTCGTGGTTTGTCGTTGAACAACGCTACCCAGAGGCTTCGTGCAGCTGGTCTAAGCCCAGTGCTATACCAGAACCAGACTGGTTCAGGAACTAACACTTCTCTTGTAACTCCAGATGTCAGCCTTGCTACACAGTACGCAGGCGTATCTGGCTCATACAAGGGCTACAGTGCGATTGCATCAGCATCATACGCAAGCAACGTTATCACCTACACGATTACTACAATCTCCAACTCAAATTCAAGTCTAGGATTGTCAGTTGGTGACACGGTTACCATTACAGGTATCAAGTCATCAAGCAATAGTGGTGGTACGGCTGGTTCACAGTACAACCAGACTCAGGCAACAATTGCATCCGTAACCGTAAGCGCTTCTTCGGTAGCCTTTACTGTTAATGCAACAATTGCTGACTCTACTGCTAGCGATGTATCGGGTGGAAAAATTACTCCACTGAACGCGGTAGTTTACCAGCAGAGCGTAGACCCAACATCTACACCAGCAGCGTTGACATCAAACATTGTCACCCTGTACCGTTACAACGGTCTATAAGCACTACAAACAGAAGAGCACCCTACGGGGTGCTCTTTTGCTTTGTGCGGTACTTTGCTTTTTTAATGCGCCTACGGTCTTGCTCGCTTGTAGCCCCCCAAATACCATAAGCATTAGTTTTTAGCGCGTACTCTAAACAATCAGAGACAAACTGACATTTATTACAAATAGCTTTTGCTTTATCCACTTTTTGTAGATATTCGGCTTCGGCTTCTTTTGTTGGCCTTAGCGGCTTGTCGTTCTTGTCATACTCAATCTCTAACTCAGGAAAAAATATATCTGGGTCTAGGTTGTAACAAGGTTGAGTCATGTCAAATGTTGGGGCAGTAGCCATAGTTCTCCTAAAGGTATTTATAAGAAAAACCTACACTATAACCAGGACAATAGTCAAATCGTTTGTCATAATTGATAGAGCATCACTTCGCAAAGCAAAGGGTTACCAGATGGGTATTGGTACTGCTGCAAACTGGGGTCAAGTAATTACCTCAATATTTGAAATCTTAGGTTTACTCTACGCAGGAGTTAAGTTCTTTGACAAACTTAATCACAGGCTAGATAGGCTTGAAGAGCAGTACAAACCAAATGGTGGGTCCAGCATGCGAGATGCTATCAATCGCATTGAAAACAAATTGTCCAAGCTTGAGGGTAAGTTTGAGCAACATGTAGACGAAAACAACGAGTAGGAAAGTTATGAACAGCAAAAAAGTTATTGCTATTGCAGAACAATACGCATACGCAGCTATTGCAGCTATTTCAGCCGCAGTTGCCGCTGGTAAGACAACTCCAAAGGACCTTTTAGTAGCAGCCCTTGCTGGTGCGTTTGGCCCTATTATTGCAGCTTTAAATCCAAACGAAGTAAAATTTGGCATCAATGCACTTCCTCCAGCAGTAGCTGAAGTTGTGGAAGAAGTTGTAGAAGAATCTGTTAAGCCCGCTAAAAAATCTAAGTAGGCCATTATGTCAGCCTTTCGCAAAGCGAGAGCAATAGTAAGCCGAATGGTTGCAGTAATTATTGCAACTGGTTTGGGAACTATTGGAGCAGGCTCTCTAGTAGGGATTGCTGTTTGGAAAACTGCTGGACTAGCCGCACTTATGGGCGTAGCCGTAGTCTCTGAAGAACTAGCCCGCGCTTACCTTGTTGACGGGGACCTTACAGAAGCAGAAATAAACGCTGCTTTTGCTAAAGTAGATAACGAAGTAGCCAGCGCAAGTAATTCCAGAAAACGGAAGTGAGTCTCAAGAGAGCGCCCTTTGGGGCGCTTTTTTGCTATCATTAGACTATGCATGTAATCAGGACAGTAGCCACTTATCAGGGTCACCCTGTGCCTAATCATATAACTAGGCCCAGAGGACCATTCCCCGCTGAACTATTTATGCAGCCTGAAATTAACTATGAGTACGAACAAGCATACCCTGAAGATGGGTCTGACTTTCAAAACGGCGCTACCGCCCAAAATAACTTTGAACCGCCTGTATGGCTAAGATGCTATGATTGTCATGCGCGAGTGCGCGAAGATGAGACAGAGGACCACGAATGCCAGGAGTAGACGAACTTCCAGACCCTGACGCGTTATGGAATGATATCTGGACTAACCAATCTTACAGTGCTCAAGAGCGCTACGATAAAATGATTGCGTTTGAGCAAGACCAGTATAACGCAGATAATCCAGACCCAGAAGACACTACAACCCCAGCTGCGTTTCGCAACGGTTCTAAATGGGCCCCATTGACTGAAAACCCAACCTCTACATCCAATGTTAATGAGCCTCGTACATTAGGCGCGGGCTATGATAGTAAAAACTTTATTCTTACTGTTCAGTTTCGTGATGGGACTCTTTACAACTACTATGATGTGCCGCCGTCTATTTGGCGTGAATTTAGGGCAGCACCTTCTAAAGGCGTTTACATGCAAGCCGATTTGGATAGCTGGCCAACAAAGGGTAAGGTAGCAGGGCATTCTGAGAAATACTACAAGCGTGTTGCTAGTGCGGCTCGTAAAAACCAGAAAAATAAATATGGCTCAATTGATGACATCCTAGGGAGACACAAGTAGTTTATGAACATTGGAAAAATATACGGGGCAAAAGTAAAGTACCCACACCGTAAATTCTTACCCATTATAGAAAAAGGCTGGACACATGAAATTGATGAACCTTTTCGTAGAGGCAGTTGCCTTGTTGTACGTTTACCTTTCACCCGTCCTGGCTTTGTTGTTGGCGTATGGCGAGCAGCGCAAGATGAAACAGAGGCGCTTACAGCGGCTATCTGGGGAAGACCTCTAGACGTTCCTGTTGAGGAGCTTTTAGAATGGGATTAATGTTTTGGAAAAAGCCACAGCCTCCAATAGCGTTCTCAGAGCGTTTGGTTAAGCGTGTCGCTAAAATACCTACTGCTGATTTGATGATGTGGGTTGAACAAGCACTTAGCGAAACTAGCCGAGCCTGCACATCGTACATCAAAGGCTCTGCCGACTCAGACCTTGATGAAATGCTTTTAGGAGCCGAGGCTATTCATTATCTAGTTGCAGAACTTAAGCGCCGAATAAACGTGGTATAGTTGTATTGCCTCACTTCTTTCCTCTCCTAAGGTGGCATTCGGGGCTCTAGCGATTTCCCTCCTTTGGCGCTAGAGCCCCTCTCTTTTGCGCTAAAATATACATATCTGTTATTAGTTTGGAAAACATATGAGTGAGCACAAATTTTATTTAGACACCGAAGACGAGAACTTTGACCCCAACGCTCTTCTTGAGCCTGAAGAGGCCGAAGAAGACGATTTAGACGAGTTTTCTAAAGAGTTTGTGTTGAAGCTTGTTGACAAGATGATGCAGTTCATGGACGCGCTTGTAGGCCATACCCTACACCCTTACCAGGTGCCCTTAGCGCGGCGTATTATGGAATCAGTAATCATAGGTGATGGCGAGGAAATAACGGCTCTAGCGGCCCGTCAGTCGGGTAAATCAGAGACTATTGCCAATACTGTAGCAACCCTTATGGTTTTGCTTCCTCGCCTTGCTAAAATGTACCCAGACTTGCTTGGTAAGTTTAAGGGCGGTATCTGGATTGGTATGTTTGCTCCTGTTGAAGGTCAGGTAGAAACGCTATTTGGTAGAACTGTAAACCGCCTTACTTCTGAGCATGCTAAAGAAATTCTTGGTGACCCTGAGATTGATGACTCTTTGGGTAAGGTTCCTGGCATTACTCGCCAGATTAAACTTAACAACTCTGGCTCTACGCTTACCATGATGACCGCTAACCCACGAGCCAAGATTGAATCTAAGTCGTTTCACCTTATCGTCATTGACGAGTGCCAAGGCGCAGATGACTTTATTGTGTCTAAATCTATTAGTCCTATGCTTGCGTACTACGCGGGAACTATGGTTAAGACTGGAACGCCTACTAATGTTAAGAATAACTTCTATAACTCTATCCAGTTAAATAAACGCCGCCAGACATCTAAGGGTCGCCGTCAGAACCATTTCCAGTGGGACTGGCGTGATGTGGCTAAAGTTAACCCTAACTACGATAAGTACATCAAAGGCGAAAAACTTCGTATTGCTGAGGATTCTGATGAGTTCCAGATGTCGTATAACTGCAAGTGGATGCTTGAAAAAGGTATGTTTATCACTTCTACAGTTATGGAAGAACTTGGCGACAAGAGCATGGAGACTGTTAAGGCTTACCACCGTACTCCTGTAATTGTAGGAATTGACCCTGCGCGTAAAATGGACTCCACTGTAGTTACTGTTGTCTGGGTGGATTGGGACCGCCCAGATGAGTTTGGGTACTACGACCACCGAATCCTTAATTGGCTTGAATTGCAGGGAGATGATTGGGAAGACCAGTACTTCCAGATTGTCAACTTCTTAGCCAATTACAATGTCTTTATGGTTGGTATTGATGCCAATGGTGTTGGAGATGCCGTAGCACAGCGTTTAAAGCTACTTATGCCACGCGCAGAAGTAGTATCCCTTACTAGTAGTCCATCAGAGCAGTCAAAGCGTTGGAAGCATCTTAAGGCCCTTATTGACCGCCGTATGCTTGGATTCCCTAACCACGCTAAAACGCGTAACTTGCGAGCACATAAACGTTTTATTCAGCAGATGACTGACCTTGAGACTAAGTTTAAGGGCCCTAACTTTATGGCTGCGGCTCCTGATGAGGCACACGCTCATGATGACTTTGCAGACTCTCTAGCTATTGCCTGCTCACTTACTATTGACATTTCTATGGTTGAAGCAGAAACTACTAGTAATCCGTTTTTTAGTAGATAATTTGAGTTTAGTCTGACATATAAGGGAATAAACGGGACAATTTTAAGTGAGGTACCTCAACCTTCTTTTAAGGAGAATCTCTTTATGTCAGAAATTATCGCTCCAGCGCCTCAGCTACCTGAGCGCCCAGGAACTATCTACGACCGCACGTTGAGCCCAGCTCTTCCTGGTCAGCGTGGCCCACTTCGTTTTGAAGAAGGTCTTGCAACAGATACAGACGTCCCTATGGAATTCACTAAGGGTGCAATGCAAGGCTACATGCCAGCACCTGGTCGTCCAAACCATAATGCAAATGTATTTGAAAAATTCCCAGATGAGACAATGCGTGAGCGAGCTCACGTTGGTTCTGCTGCTTGGGTGGAAGCACCAACCGTTCTAGCTGAGTTTGCTTCGCAGGCTTTTGCTGACCATGGTGACAACCACTTTGAAGAAGTCTTTCGTGATGGCGGGCACCAGTATCGCCTAAGCCCATCCGTAATTCAAGACTAACTCATACCTAGGCTCCCCCTCTGCATCCTTACGGTAGAGGGGGTCTAAGGATTTCTCATGGCTCTTATTCAAGGTAAATCAGTTCAGCAGGGACCAAAACAGTTTCCTGCTAACCCTAAACTGTGGAACATGTATGTCGCACAGGCTAAAGCGAAGTTTCGCGTTTACCCCTCCCCCGCTGCTGCTCACTGGGTTCATTCCCACTACGCACAAGTAGGAGGAAAATTTGTAGACAAAGAGAGCCAAATTGACCCGCGTTTTCGCGATTATGTCCAAGAAAAAATGGACGCACAAAAAGAAGCAAAAACTAAAAAGGTCACTAAGCCAGTTGGTCGCGGTACTATCCGCGGTGAAAAACTACGTGGCTAGATACTATGGTATTATTAGTTTTGTCAAATAGAGAGGACGTTAAGTGAGTATTGATTTCTCACCGCCCAGCTATCGCGCTGCGTCCTCTGACTTAACTATCTCAATTTCCCCTCTTGGTCTTGTAGAACTTGCTGACGAAGAGTTTGAGGTTCACGGTCCTCGTCTAAACCGATATTCTCTCAACTGGGCTATGTACCTAGGTCACCATACATCTTACCGCCGTCAGGCTGGCGAGCCTTCTATGGTGTTCAACTACTACCGTGCTCTTACAGACTACATCATTAACTTTTCTTTTGGTCACGGAGTTCATTTCCGCAGCCCTAAAGAGACCGAAGGCATTGTTCCAGATTTGCTTGAGCGTGTTTGGGATGTTGACAATGACAAGAATACAGTAATTTGGGAAATGGGTCAACAGGGCTCCGTTTCTGGCGATTGCTTTGTTAAAGTTGCTTACGAAGAGGCATACACCGATACTATTGGTCGTTTTCACCCAGGTAAAGTTCGCGTTTTACCTCTAAATGCATCGTTTTGTTTCCCCGAGTTTCACCCGCATGACCGCGAGCGACTCATTCGTTTCAAGCTAAAGTACCGATTCTGGGGCACCTCGCTTGAAGGAACTCGGCAGGTATTTACATACACAGAAATCCTTACAGACGACATTATTGAGGAGTACATCAATGATGAGCTTATTGACTCACGTCCTAATCCGCTTGGCGTTATTCCTGTCATTCACATTCCTAACGTTCGTATCTCTGGTTCTCCTTGGGGCCTTGCTGATTGTTATGACATTATTCCGCTTAATCGCGTTTACAACGAAACAGCGACAGACATTGCCGATATTGTTAATTACCACGCCGCACCAGTAACTGTTATTACTGGAGCCAAGGCAAGCCAGCTTGAAAAGGGTGCTAACAAGGTTTGGGGCGGTTTGCCTAAAGATGCTAAAGTGCAGAATCTTGAAGGCGGCGCACAGGGCCTAAAGGGCGCTATGGACTTCATTGCAATGATTAAAAAGTCAATGCATGAAATGGTTGGTGTTCCTGAGACTGCTCTTGGTATGGCGCAGCCTATTTCTAACACTTCTGGTGTTGCTCTTTCTATTCAGTTTCAGCCACTTATGAACAAGTGGAATCAGAAGATTACCCAGTATTCGCGTGGATTGCAACGCATTAACGAACTTATTCTTCTTAACCTTGCTATTAAAGAGCCAGAAGCATTTGTCTGGAATCCAACGCTTGAGGGTGAACTTGTATCTGGTGAAGCCCAGATGCTTAACATTAACGACCCAATTACCTACCAAAACTATGTGCATTTCTTGCCACCACTGCCTTTGGATAAACTAATTGTTCTTAACGAAGTGCAAACTAAAATGTCTTTGGGCTTGGAATCAAAAGCTGGTGCCCTTCGCACACTTGGTGAAGAATTCCCATACGAAAAACTTGAAGAAATCCGCGCAGAACTTCTTGCCGATGCTCGTGCAGATGGTGCGGTTAAATTGGTACAGACCCAGATTGAGCAGACTATTGCCTCGCTTACAGGCATGCTTTCTGGTGGTCTTGGCGGTCAGCCAGTACCTATGGGCCCAGGCGAACCTGGTGGCCCTCCTTCCCAAGATGGGGCTGAACAAGTCCCACCAGTAGCGCCACCGATTGATGGTGCATTGATTGCGTCCGCTGAGGCTGAACAACAGCTTCGTATGGACCTCGTAACAAAGGCTTATGGAACTACTTTGCCAAACAGGCGAGTACCAAATAAGGATGACTATAGTTAAAGTCTTTCGTTTTAAGCAGACAAAAGCTTTAAATAGTACAAAAATAAGTATAGAAACAAATGTTCGGTCACTTGTGCTAATACATCGGAAAACGACCCAGAGAAAAACTAAGGAAATAGTATGACACAATCTGTAAACGCAGAGGCTGCAGAAGTTTTTGCTTCTGAAGTTAACGTATCTCCAGTAGCAGCGCCAACGGGCGTTGACGCACCTGCTGCTACTACCGCAAACACTAACAAATTCTACACTGATGAGGATTTGGCAAGAGTTCGCAGCCAGGAAAAAGACAAGCTCTACCCTCAGATTGATAGCCTCAAGGAACAACTTGATGCTCTCAAGCGCGAGCGTGACGAAGAGATGGCAGCTAAAGCTGCTGAAAAAGCATCTCTAGAAGCACAGTTTGCTGAAGAAGCAAAGCGCAAACAAGAAGAAGAGCTTGAACTCCGTGACCTTTTGAAAGTTAAGGAAACGGAATGGAACGAGCAGTTGGAGCGTGAGCGCCAAGAGCGCGAACGAGCCTTCGCTCTACTGGAACGCGAAAAAACGTTTGCAGAAATTCAGAACTACCGCAATCAGCGCATTGCTCAGGAATCAGAAAACATTCTTCCTGAACTGATTGAGTTGATTAACGGTGAGTCTGAAGCTGAAATTGAATCTAGTATTCAAGGACTAAAGGCTAAGTCGTCCAGTATCATGGATAACGTACAGCAAGCAACCCAAGCTGCTCGTAGGGATATGACTGGAACAAGAGTTACTACTCCTCCGAATGCTGGACCTTTGGACATTGAAACGGGCAATCGTCAGTTCACGGCAGAAGACATCTCGTCTATGTCATTGAATGACTATGCGAAGTATAGAAGTCAGCTTTTGAGCTCCAAAGCTCAAGGGCAGTCAAAGGGCTTTTTCGGCTAAATCTTTCCCTAAAACAACAACTATCTAGGAGTCACAAGTGGCTAGCTCAATCACAGGTACTGGCAATCTCGCCGCGTCACCTACCGCCTATTCAGGCACAAATTCGCAGCTAACTCAGTCAATCCAGCAGATTTGGTCAAAGGAAATTCTTTTCCAGGCTATGCCAATCTTGCGTTTCGAGCAGTTCGCTGTAAAGAAGACCGAACTAGGTGTTGCACCTGGTTTGCAGATTAACTTCATGCGTTACAACAACCTTGGCTTCGCACAGCCATTGGTTGAAGGTGTACGTATGTCGTCAAATGCTCTTACTGCACAGCAGTTCAGCATCACAGTTTCAGAACACGGCTACGCACTTGCCGTATCTGAACTTCTCCTAAATGCTTCTTTCGATGATGTTATGGCTTCGGCTTCACGTCTTCTTGGTCGCAACATGGCTATCTACCTTGACCAGATTTCACGCGACACCCTTTACGGTGCTACCTCTGTAA